TGCGAGCGTGATACGCGCATTCGCTCCGGGGTGAGTGCATTTGGTATTTGCGTAATACCCGACGCGAATCTCGTAGGAGTCGCTGCCCGTCTCACGAATCATCACACCGTCGGTATCGAAAATGTGCGGAGCCTTGCCCAACGAGCACAGCGACCACGTGCTTCCGTCGAGTGCGTAGGCCACGTCGGCCGGACAGAAGCGATCGGCCATCACCTTGGCGGCGCCCGCGGGGGTATTCAAGACGAAGTAGGGGAATCCGATTTCCCCGCCACCCTTGCCCCCGTAGAAGTGCATTTGGGTCTGTAGGCTGTTGTTGAGAGCCTCCCATTGCCCATGGTTGAGAATCACGCAATCGGTGCGCCCGCCCTCGCGAGCGACACGCGCGCAGCCCTTGTTGAGGGCCTCGACAATCGGCAGGCTCGTGCCGGTGATGTGAACGCCAGCCAAGCGGACCTTGTCCACGGTACGAGTCACACCGAACAAGGCGCCGGCTGCGGGGTCGAGCCAGTTTTCTAGCCCGCTCATTTTCTTGTTGAGGTCGCCGGCGTGCGTGATGAAGTCGCCCGCGGTGGCACCGCTGATTTGCGTGCCCCAATCGGTGCCCGTGGTCAGTGTCCCAGCGTCTCGGTCTAGCGCTGTGATTGCCGCCGTGTTCCCCGAGTCTCGCAGCGCTCCGCCGTCGGTCGCCGAAAGGCCGACCACGTCGTTGACCTCGAAATTGACCACGTCTTCGGGGTCTGCCAGCGTGATAACCGTGGTCGTCACGCTGCCAATTGCGCCGACAGAGCCCGTCGACTTGCGAAACAACGAACTCGCGAGGCTGTTGCGTACCTTGAAAATGGCCCCGTCCATAACGTATTTGACGGAATCAACAAAAGCGCCCTCGTTGCTCTTCGCGGCGAGAATCGCCTCGCGGTCGATGCTCGCAAGCGCGTAGTCCTGGATGCGCGTGATGTTGAATTTGTCGACCGCCTCCCCAGAGGTCGCATTGCTGGCGGTGCTGAACGTGGCGCTGCGGCGGTTGGTATTCGCATACCCCACCGGCACGACCATGTTGTCGCCGTAGAACTTCTCGTTCTTGGCAATCATCTGCAACCAGGGATGGTCGCGATACACCTGGTGAATCAGTTTCTGCGTCGGATAGAGCTCTTTAATCAGAGCGTCGAGTGTGGTGAGTGTGTTCGACATGCCAGCCCCCGGGCGTGTGCCGAGGGTTGGTCACGCGCCCCTTGTGTCAACGATTGAGCATCGACGAGCGTCGGAGTATGGCGATTGCGTTCGCCTCGCGCTCCGCGTCCGTGAGGTCTCGATCCTCTTTGCCGCTAGCTGCGGCAGTGAGGTCGTTGGACAACGTCTGAGGCGCGGCCTTGGGCTTTTCTTGAGGGCCGCTACTCCCCGGGGGTTCAACAGGTCCGGCGGGTGACGTTGCTATGCTAGCCTGCCCCGCCGGCAGCCCCGCGATACTACTCAGTTCCTGTTCCACAAGCAAGCATGCCTCGTCGTTGGCCAAGATGCGCCCCGTCTGCGCCGCGTGCTGCTGAATCACCTGCAGAACCACGCCCGCCGCGTCGTTGCGCTGCACGAGAGGGTACTTCTCGGCACTCGCCTCGATATGGGCCCCGAGTTGAGCCTGAAAGTCCGTCAACAGCTTCTGCTGCTGCGCCTGCAGGCTCGCTTGCTCTTGCTCCGCCCGCCCCTGCTGCATCGCCTCAATACGCGCTTCGAGCTGCGCGATGCGGTCTTCCGGCTTGGGCTCGGCCGGCTTGCCCTCGACGAGGTATTCGGTCAGCTCGGCCACCGACAGCCCCGCGGCCTCGAGTAGGCGCAAGGGGTTGCTCTTGGCTTCGCGCATCGCCGCTTCGAACGCGTCGGCCTTTTCCTGCAGGGCCTTGAGCCCTGCCTCGCGCTCCAGAATCTTGCGCTCTTTGCGGGCCAGCGCCGCCAGTGCCTGCCCCCGAGGCTCCGCCGGGGGTTCCTCGGGCTCGTCCGGCTTGTCGGGTTCCTGCGGTGCCTCCGGCTCCGCGGGCTTGTCGGGTTCCGCCGGGGTCTCGGGCTCCGGCTCCGCGGCCGGTGCGGGGTCTTCCGCGGCCGCTTCCCGGGCTGCCTCTATGACCGAATCGTGCCACGATGGCTCGGCGGCCGGTGCCTCCGGCTCGGCTGCAGGTGCGGATGTGGTCTCTTGGGCGTCGCTCACATGACCTCCGGCCCAGCGGGCAACATACCCGCCTCTAGTTGCTGTTGTTGGTCAATCGCAGGGGCCATGGGGGCGGCCTGCGGCGGGGGCGCGGGGGGCGGGGGCGGTGGGTTCGCTTGCTCGAGTAGCCCCAGGACGTCGGCGATGTATTGCCGGACGAGCTCCAGCGATTCCTCGGGCGCCCCGTCCAGCCTCGCCTTGTGGTAGACGGATTTGCTGTACCGGAGGGCGTATTCCAGGGGGTCAAAAGGCTCCGGCGGTGCATACTCCCCCCCTTGTAGGATTTCATCCACGCCGCGCTTGATGACGTCCCGGCCCGCTTTCTCGAGGTCGGTGTAGCGCTCGAGGTCGGGCAAATCGAGCAAATCCATCGCGTCTTCGGGGCCAATGAAGCCGCTTTGAATCAGCTCCTGCGTCTTCTGCAGCCTCCCCTCGGGGCGCTGCGGCAGCAGGCTCGTGGGGTAGAGGTCGATGACATATTGGTCCTCCTCGAGGTCGACGTCGTTCCAGCTGATTTGCTCAAAAAATCCCTTGCCCTTCACTTTGACCGAGAAGTCGCCCTCCGCTTCGTGGATTTCACGCCCGAGTTCTACGAGCTCTTCGGCGATGCGAAGGAAGTATTCTTCCCAGCACTGCGCGACCTCCATGTAGCGCTCGGTCTCGTGGTCGATGAAGGTGCGCAGCGCAACGCCCGAGTCGAGCCCCGATGGCTTCTGGCTCGCCGCCGTGAGCTGCGACAGCCCCACAATCTCGAAGCCCCGGTTCCACAGCGTGTCCAGGTGCTTGAATATCTCGGGGTGCACCGTCGGCGCGATATGGTACTGCGGCGGTTTGCCCGTGAACCGCACAATCTTGCCTATCTCGTTGGTCAGGTGCGAGCTCACGACCTCCGAGGCACGGTCGATGAAGATGGTCGGGACGGCCATCAGCTCCATGCTGCGCTGAATCTTGTGCAGTAGCTTGTTGATTTCGATCTGCACGCCCACGAGTTGCTCGACGCAGCCCTGCCCGTAGTAGCCCACCGGGCGTGTGAGGTAGCGGAACGCCAGAATCGGGAACGTCTTGCGCGTCCATTCTCGGTCGCTGAGCGTCGCCCCCGAAATCGCTATGGCGTTGCGCCCCTTGTTCTTGCCCGCGGGCAGCTTCCAGGCCTCAACCACTTCTACGTAGTCTTCGCGTGCCGAGCTCGTGGGTAAGACCTCGTCGCTTTCGATGCGCGCGGCGTTTTTGATGGCCTGCGAGTGCTTGGGGAAGTCGGCCATCAAGACGTCCCGCAAGACGCTTTTCACCTGGAAGATTTGCTGCGGCTTGCCGTGCATTCCCTCGACGAGGTCGACGTAGATTTCAGTCGGGAACACGCGCTCCGCCCGTATCTGGGGGCCGTCGGCGAAGACCTTGAGAAACCCGGTCCCGAAGACGCACGCGTCGCGGAACACCTGGCGACCGATTGCGTAGAGGTCGAGCGATTGGATCTGCCCGTGAACGAACTTCGTGAGGTCCTTGGTCTTCTTCTGCAAGCTGTAGTCACCCGAGTTGGGAAGAAACATCGGCCGGTTCTTGTGCTGCGCCAGCTTCGAGGTCAACGTGTCGGTGCACGCCGCGCAGATATTCCACGAGACCCGCTGTTGACGCTGGTTTGCGGGCGAACGCAGGAACGTGCCCGGCGCGAAGCCCGTGTAGTCGAGTGAGCCATACAAACGTAGGTTATCGAGGTCCGATTGCACGCGGTCACTCTGCGAGCTCTTGATAGCGCTGAACGTCGAGAGCAGCGTGTCGTGCGGCTCACCTTTTACCTCATACCAGCGGTCAATCATCAGGTCCCCCAACGCCAGTCAACCGGGTTTGACGGCTGCAACGTGCTTGGTTTTTGTGGTTCGTGGTCGTCTTCTTCTTCGGCCGCTGCAGGGCGACCCATCTCGAGACGCAGGTATCCGACGCCGTCGACCTCGCCCTCGAATATCGCGACCTCGGGATGCTCGCGGAGAATCTTGAGAAGGGCGCGGAGCTTCTGGCTGCGTCTCACTGTGGGCATCCTAGCCACCTCCGAAAGATATGACGTCCTGAGCAAGACGGCGCGCAGCTATCTCGCAATAGCGCTCGCTAATCTCAACGCCTATGGCCTTTAGCCCCATGTCTTTGGCTGCAACCAGCGTCGTTCCGCTCCCCATAAAGGGGTCTATGACCACTTCATCAGCTTGGGCAGCCAACGAAACGACCCACCGCATCCATACGAGCGGCTTTGCTACAGGGTGGCCTGTTTTTTCAGCGGTGGCCGTTTTCGCTATCGCGGTCGGCTTCGCCCCTTTGTTGAGATTGGGCGCAGAGCCATAAAGTAGGCAATGGATGAGATTTGACCAACCCCACCTATTCCTACCGCAGGCGCCAGCCACAAACACGCCCCCGATAGCGTCGGGCGGGGGGAATAGCCAGCAAGTCGGGGGGACGCCGAACACCGCGGCCCTACGCGTCTTCTGAATCCAGCTCGCTACGCGTGGCACCACGACATCCGAAAACGTTTCGGGCGAATCGTCGTGCCCCCCCGCCTTCTGCAAAAGGCCACGGCGCTTTTCCTTCGCGCCCGAGTGCTTGCCGATACTCACGCCATAGGGTGGATCGGTAACCAGTACGTCAGCGCTCACTTCCACGTCTCGGCAATCTGCGTTGTATATGGATATCCCAGCATGCTCGTAATAGGGCGTCATGACCGCTCACAACCAAACATGTGTCGGCGTTCCATCTCGTAGTCTTGAAGTTGCTTCTCGAGGTCCCGCGCGTACTGCGCCGCCCACGCGTCGGTTCCCCTTGCTGGCGGTGCCTCCGGCTCTGGCGTCGCCTGGCAATGCGGGCTTTCGCGCCAGGCGTAGCGGAACGCGTCGAAGAAGTCATGCGCGTAGGCCTCGGAGATGATGCCGGCGCGCTTGTCTTCCCATTCGATGATTCGCATCTGCTCAACATGGTCGCGCACGCGTTCGTGGAACTTGACCTTGCCGACGCTGCACTCGTCCGACAACAGCGACATGTATTCCAGCTTGGATTGCTTCTGCGCCGATTCGATGTGAATGCCCCACTTCGCGCTGAGGTCTTCGGCCCACTGCCGGCCACCGGCCGCGGGGTCAATCACAATCCGCTCGGGGTCGTAGATGCCTATCAGGCGCTGCAAACGCTCGCACTTGTCGTCGCTCACAAGGTGACTCTCGACGTCGGCGTCCACGACGTACACGGTCTTGTCGTGCGGGCGCCAGCACACGACGACGAACGCCGTCGCGTCGCTCCATCCGAGGTCGCAGCCAATCACGTATCGGTAGGCCCCCTCGGGGAGGGCTGCGACCATGTTGCGCTCCATGTCGATATCGAGAATCAGCGAGTCGACGTCGCGCACCCACTCCGCGCGCCACTGCCGGCGCACAATCGGCGTGTCCTCGTCCCACCCACGGTCTGCGAGCATCCCCTCCCACCACGTCTGCAGCCGCTCACGCCAGTCGTGCTGGCCAGCCCACAGTGGGAATTTCTCGTTGTCCCCGACCCACAGGCCCGAGAAGACCTCGTAGCCGCTGTCGGGGTCGGTCGTGAGCTCGTGAAAGGGGCCCGCTGCCGTCGCGTTTGTTGTGCCCGCAATCACGAGCTCGCCTTGAAGGTCTTCGAGGGCGGGCTGGATGATTTCTTCCAGAACGTAGTTGAGCCAGCCGGGATAAGCTTGACCCTCATCGAAGCAGATCAGCCGGTACTTGTCGCCGACCAACTTCTCGCCCTCTCGTTTCGTGCCGACGCCCTTAAGGTGGATGCGCGACCCGTTCGGCAGGTGGGCAACCGACGCCGCGTTGTCGAAGCGCGCCCCGAGTGAAAACCGGTCGTTGAGCGACTGCAGGACGCCCCATATCAGGCGCCGGGCTACCTCGACCGACAGCGCACAGAACAGATTGACGGTGCCGGGGTGCCCGAGGGCGGCGCGGTAAAGTAGGACGCCGAGAAGGAACGACTTGCCGAAGCGCCTCCCGCACTGCAGGGCCTTTCGCCGGGCCGGATGCCGCAGGATGCGCAGCTGCGCAGCGGTCAATGCTGCCTCGAGCGGCCGGAGGTCTCGCACCGGGGGCGTGGGGGCAGTCGGCAGGGCGGTGAGGTCGGCACGCTGGCGCACGAGGGCCTCCAATTTGTGCCGAGTCTCTAAATCCATTCTGCCCCGTTTTTACTACGAAACATGGCAAGTACTAACACTTTTTCGCACGTATCCGTACACATCGCGGCACTTTGACGCTACGGTGCCGCAGTGTCGTCCTACTGGGAGGGGTCCGATTTCATCAAGACGCGCGACGCGTGGTACCGTCGGCTCGACGAGGTCGGGTTCGACGATATCGAAGTGCATGAGCCGGGCTGGGTCGAGCCTCGCTACGGCCCGCTGTACCGGCCCACGCTGCGCTGCCATGATGGGCCGTGGGTCGCGGAGCGCTACAACGAAGACGCTGCCGAGTACTACCGCGCCGCGGGGTCGTGGCTCCATGACTCCGCGGCGTCGTGGTCTCGGGGTCCCGCGGGGCGTCTCGAGCGGTGGGCCTGGGGGCAGCATGCGGAGGGCGCCAAGGTCCACGAAATCACGAGCGGCGCTGCGGCCAAGCGCGGGCTCCCTCCTACGACCTATTGGGCTGTTTATGGGATGCTGCAAGTTATCCGTGCCGATCTAATCGACCACATGGCCTCGAAGATGCGAAAGGACGTGAAACGTGCCCGCGCCCAGGCGAAAGCCCACAAAGAAGACCCCTCGGAGTAGTCGCGCCATGCCCGCGGTGCAGGTGCTACCGCGCCCTGCGACGATTCTCGGCGACCTCATGACCACGTTGGCCTACGAGGCCTCGAGGCTGTCGTCGATTGCGCAGCGCAAGAAACTCCCCAAGGCCGACAGGCAAGCGTTGGTCGACTTCTCGCGCGCGTTGGCCATCCTGAGCGCCGAAGATGAGCGCATGCGCAAAGCCGATGCCGTCGCAGCGCTCACCGATGACCAACTGCGAGACCTCGCGGCGAAGCTTCTCGTGGGGGGCACTTGAATGCACGTGGTCTGCCGGCCCGGTCATGAAGGGGATATGCGATACGTGCTTGGTTCGTGGGTCTCGGCGACCAAAAAAGAACACCGACATACCCCTTGGGCCATCCACAACGAGCACCTCAACCGTCGCATCATGGCCCTTCTGCGGCGTGGGGCGCGTGTTCTGATTGCCTCCGACCCCGAGGCGAGCAACTTAATCTTCGGCTGGACGTGCTACGAGACGTTCGACGACGAAGCCCGCATCACGCCGACGGCCGTGCACTGGCTGAATGTCAAACGCCCGTACCGACGCCTCGGGCTCGCGCGCATGATGCTCGAGCACATTGGCATCGACCTCGAGGCGCCTATCATCGCCAGCGACTGCAGCTACATCGCCCACGTTGTGGGCGACCGATACCCCATTACCGTCGTGCCACAGCTTCTCGACGGTCTCGACCTCATTTAGGAGCCAGCATGCAAGGCAAGAACACACAGCGCGCCCCCGCGGGCATCCCGTTGCAGAGCGTCCGCTTCACGAAGGTGCAAACATTCGGGCAGGGCCAGCGCCGAAGGGCGATTGAGATCGACAACACGCGGGAAGGGTGGGCGAAAGGCACCTTGATGCGATGGTTACCCTTTGGCGTCGAGGTGAGGTTCAACGACGGCGAGGTCTACCTGGTAGGTCATTCGGCGATTGAGACGGCGCGCGTAGAACCTACTCCCCAAACAGACCTATCTGCCGCGTGAGGGCGGGCTCGATGCCGCGCCGGTGGCAAACTCGGTAGTAGGCTGCGAGCTCGGCTTCGCCGCGCGACATGCCCGGCACGTGAAACTCCATGATGGCTGCGCGCTCTTCGAACTCGTCTCGGGCGTCGGCGTCGAAGCTTTCGACGTGTTCGCGTATGGCCTCGTAGCCGTCTCCGTCCACTACTCGTTTTCCAGAATCAGCCGGAGTGCCATGGCGGCCACCTGCACCGCCTCGAGCCGGATGCTGCGGGGTCGGTCATGGCTGCGGTCGTGTAGCACTGCGTGGTTGAGCTCCTCGACCTCGCCAGTGAGGCGCGCGAGGGCGTCGTGGTAGGAGAGCATGGGGCCGTGCTTGCGGCGACCGTGGGCCACTTCGCGGCGCAGCTCGACGAGGGCGTCGCCTAGGTCGGCTTCGGCTACGAGGTCGAGGGCTTCGGCTACGCTCACTTCGCCCCCATCACGTATCCACAAGCCTTGATTCGCTCAATCGCATCGCCCGCACCCATCGCCACGAACGCCCGCCAGCCATCGGCCTCGAGCCCGTCGAGCCACTCACGCTGTGCGGCGCTGACGCGGCCACCGGGCGCTTTGAGCTCGATTGCGATGCCGCGGGCGCGGGGAAACGCGGGCGCGGGCGCGGTGATCAGGAAGTCGGGCACACCTGGCGAGACGCCCATTTTCTGGAGCTTGCGCGCGGTGACGATATCCCTCTTGCCCCCGTTGGGGCAGTGCAGCCAGCGCACGCCTAGGAGCCGCAGGAAGTCGGCGACGACGACGTGTTCGCCGTCTTCGCGCACTCCGAGGGCTTCGCCGATGGTCGCTACCATGGCCTCAGCCATCGCAGGGCCCCCTCCGCTTGCGCAGCCACACGAGGGCATGGGTGGCGCTTGCTGCGAGCACTCCGGCCGTCCTGGCGGCCACCGTCACGAGGGTCACCTCCGCGATGAGCAAGGCTACCATCGCGCACCCGACAGCATCAGGCCCACCGCCAGCGTCGCCAGCGCCACGACCACCGCCACGGTCCCCCACCGGCCCCACTTGCGATGCCGGTGACGCCACAGGAGCGCCTCGTAATCGTGGTTCATTGCGCCCTCCGCTCGACGCACGCGCGGTGCGCCCACAGCCGGGCCATGATGCCCGTCGACATGTCTACCTCCGGCAACCCGCAGAACTCGCAGCGTGCAAAGCTTGCGGGTTTGGCGCCTACCACTTCCGAATAGGCTTGCGAAATAATCAGGTGTTTGGAAGGGGGTGCAAATTGGCGGGGCTCGCCCCCGGTCGCGGACTGGTAGACAATCACGTCGGTATCCCGACACACGACGCAAAAACCCTCGCCAGAGCACGTGCACACCCCTAAAAACCCCCTGAAATTGGGCACCTAGGCGCTTTTGGTGGCAACGGTCCCGCAGCAAACAGGGGCGTCAGGCGCCTAGGTGCCCTCGCCCAGCAACAGCACTAGGCGATTTGACTGATAGTCTGGATTCCCGTGGTACCACGGGACCGTAGCACCGGGGTCCCGTAGGGGCAAATGGGCTAGCTTCGCTCGCGGCTCTTCAGTGCGCCATTTCGAGGCCCAGCTTCCCACGAAGCTGGGCCAGTTGCTGCGCGGTGCTTTCCCGCACGAGCTTCAGTTTCGACTGCAGATACCCCGACATGTTTCGTGGTTTGACGCGCCGCAGCTCAGCCACCACGTCGAGGATGTCGCCCAGTTCGTTCATGGCGCTGATCGTTTCATCGGTCGGATAGGACTCCTGCCTCTCGTCCGCAAGGGCCCGTAGAGCGTCCTTCTCGCGCTCGTGCTGCGACTTTTGCACCTCGCGGTCGTCTGCATACGCCCCGGAGTTGCTGCGCGGTTCCTGGGGCATTTCTTGGCGCCCATGGCCGTTCCGTGGTCCATGGCTCGCTGCCTCGCGGCGCTTGCTGATTATCCCGGCGATGTAGCTGGCTCGGTTTCCGCGGCTCCCAGGGGTGTTGGCTTCGGCTGCCATGGCGTCGCGCAGCTCTGCGAGGGCGATGGGAAGCCGCAGCTGGGCCATGCCTCCCAGGGGGGCGTTGCCCCCGCCGACACGTGGGAGCACCGCGGCCGTGCCGAGCTGCGGTTGGCTGAAAATCGATTCAACATCGGACAACGACAACGGCCGGTCGTCGGGGTCGTTGGCGAGGTCGACCGGTGGATTGTCCCGCGGCGTCACGGGGTCCGCTGTTGTTGTTTTAGATCTACTTGTACTTGTACTTGTAGTAACGGAAACAGGTGGTATTCCCACGGGACATTCCAACCCGTTGTTATCGCTAGGCAACTCGTCGTTTCCTGGCGTGACAATTTGCGATGTCACGGGGGTGTAACGCGGCGTAACGCTCGCGTAACGCTCGCGTAACGTCTCTCGAGCGTTACGGGTTTTGCGCGCCCCTTTTAATCGTTTGTCGGACGTCTCACCGCTGCGTTTCCGGCGTTGTCGCTCCCGCCATTCGGACTGCCTTTTCTGGTTGTCGTCCCGTGCCCGTTTTTTGCGTTGCCGCTCCTTCAGCCGGTTCACGTAGAGGCGCCCTGTTTGAGCCTCCCAGTCGTGGAGCCACCAGCCCTCGCAACCCTCGCGCTGTTCGATGAGCCCACTTGTCCGAAGTGCGTCGGCGAGCACCGCGGAATCACCGCCCCATTCGCACCATTCGGCGAGGGTGTCGTTGTCGGGCTCGCCTAGGTGCCCGTCGATGGCGCCCTGGGATGCGGATTCCCAAAGGCAGTAGGCGTGGAAGCGGACGAAATGCTGCGGCGTGTCAGTGTGCGGACGGAGCGCCCGCACGAATTGCATGACCTTCGGCCTGCGGCTCCAGTTCTGTTCCGTAATGATTTCAGGGAGTGCGGTGCCCTTGACGCGGCTCATATCATGACCCCTCTTGACGTGATGCTGTGCCACCGCGTACAGAGGGGGCTTCGTGTAGACCCATCGGTGCGCAGTGGTGGCCGGGTTCTCCATCGGACCCGGTTGCCCACCTTCTCTTTTCCCCCGCCCCATATCGACATGTGACCCCCCTTGGCAACGCGCGGCGGCGATCGCTGCGCAGTGCGGCAACGTGCCAC